TATGCGGAATCTTCACGGCAATTAGGGTCGTTAGGGTCTACTTGATTATATTCTGGATACATACATGCTGATCCAGAGTAAAATATCTTTGTCTGATAATCTAATTTAGGTCTGTTACACTCAGTATAATCTTTCTTTACACCATCAAAAGTTACATTAAGTTTACGTTGCTCCTCAAGGACATTGAGATTTATAGTGCAAGAATTATGCATAATCTCTGCATCATTCTCTCCAGTAAATACAAATCCTGCTCCACCCATATCAGCAGCAAACTGATAGATCTCATGGAAAGGTAAGATACATCTGTAAGGAACTGAGTTATAATAGTTACCTTGTTCTCCTTTAAACTCTAATACCTTACGGACAAACTCTACATCACGAAGGTCACCAGTAACAAACTCATCTGCATGTGTAGATGAGAACTCAGGATAATTAAGATCTACCCCACGAACCCAGTAACCTTCAGACTTTAATCTCTTCACCATATGGCTGCCGATGAAACCACCAGCACCCAGAACTAATGCAGTCCTTTTTGACATAACTCTTCTCTTTTGTAAGTTTATTTAGTCGAACTTTCTATAAGCAGGAACCCCATCAGGGTCTAGCCATTTAGTATATTCGTAGTCTTCTATAGCATAATCCAATTGAATAGAATTATCAAGGAGATACATGTCATTATATCTTCTTGTATATTCATTAAACTTTTGAATACGATAATCTGGTTTACCATTCAATTCAATAGTACCAGCATCAACATAACGGTATGGGAACCGTTCCATAATAACAGTCATTTCAGATTACTCCTGAAGATCTTCTATAATACATTCTATCACAGCATTATAGTCCGCGTCAGGGTCTTCACCTGATAGATCGATATATTGTAGCCCTTCGTAATATCTTTTTACTTTCTTGTATAATTTGGGATTTTTTACATCCAAGAATATTTCTTTGTTTGCTGCAGCACGTAAAGTGTTTAGATCCTTCTTAAACTTAGTAGATAGAGTCATTGCTCTGTAATAGTTTACGCAAATATTATAGAGGAGAAGATCTTATAAGTCAAGTCTCTGCTCCACCTCCTGTGGTCTGCATACGGATCCATTCTTTCTCTGCTTCTTTCTCCTTATCCTTTCGGATATCTTCATGAAGTTTTTTAAGTGCCTTCTCTTCTTTAGTAAAGTTTTTCATACTCTCACCACCACATCACCACCATCATCGTCATCCTCATCTTCATCATCCAACTCTTCATTCAATTCAATAATACGATTTTTAAGAGATTTATATAAAGGATCTTCATCCTCCTTTTCTTCTCCAAAATTTACAGTCATTAATTCATCTCCTGGTTGAACGTTTTCCAATTCGGGATGAAGATCTTTTAGGATTGTCTTCGGTTTATTTAGTTTATTAATATCACTAACGTTTCTAAGTATTAACATCACAGCACCAACCCCCAAAAGCAGGGAAGTAATGATGAATATGATGTTAAACAAAAGTGTCATTTAGTTTTTCTTAAGGGTACTTCTATAGTCCATGAGGATGATTTCAATTCAACCATATCAAAATTCTTTTTAAATTCTTTCTCTCTTTCTTTTCTTTCCTTCTCCATCGTCACCTCAATAGTTTCTATTGTTGTAGAACCATATTCAGGAATAGTAAATCCAAAAGAACTACACTCCTCTGACTCTGATAAATCTATACCACAATCTTCAGCGTAGTCCCATATAACCTGATCCACCTGACTAAAAACAGAATCAAAGGTTAACCTCTTTCTTAAATCATTTGCAATATTATCTATATGTTCATCTGCTAAATCCACTCCACAAGGTCTTGCCTTGACCAATTGATTAAGATTGATAACAATCTTGCACTCATTGTAAATTGCCATTACGATTCATCTCCATCTTTTAAGTGATCAATTAATAATGCGAACCATATTACACCCAATATCATTATAGCAAATATTCTAATAGAATCGGGTGATGTGTCAATCATCGTTTTACGTCATGGGCACACCCATCTCCTGTATAATCATCACTATTATAATAACCATTCTTGGTTCCAAAGAACAAGGATAGTGCAACAAATGGTAATGCTGCTAGTATTAGGAATGTTTCAAAAATCATCTGCCTGGTATATAACGTTGTGCTTTTTGTGCTGTATCCTGAAGCATAGGCATGAGATCACTCTCTACTTTGCTAGTGATATCATCTATGACATTTACATCGAGGTGCATAAATGGAGGAATGATTCCAAGTATACGAAGCAATCCATCAAGGAATAAAGCAAGACAAGTGAATCCAAGGATCATGCTAATGATCGTTGCTTCACGATTATGTTTTGCCATTGATGCTTCATCAATCCGTCTTGCTTCCTCAACGGCTTCAGCAATCATTGCATCAATTTCTGCTTTAGTATAGCAGATCCTTTTAATGGTGTCTTCGGTCATCGAACCTCGAAGTTTAATTTGCGGATTTTTCTTTTCCGTCTTTGTTCTTGCCAAGCAAGATCTTGTGAAGTTAAACCATTAGATTCTTTCTCCTCATTAGATCTTACCATTATAATTCTATTTAAGTCAACAGCAGTTACACTGTCACCCGTTACAGTCATCATGTTAGCACAACCACACGATTGTGACTTTGAAGGGTGACTTTTAATTTCTTTATTACATTGTTGACATCTTACAATAAGCATTGTCCTTCATCCGTTTACATCTTGTGGGACAGTCATACCATCATACCATACCTTAAATGAATTTGCTGGCCATTGACCATATTGTGATGCATCACTTGTAGCACCACCATAAGACTTGGGTAATATATCCCTTTTTGTTGTTTGCTTACAATACTCTACCATAGCATCAAAAGTTTTATCTCTGAAAGATAATTTAGTTGCATAATCCCAGAATGGAGTATTATACTTTGATCCAAACTGGTAGTGCCAGAGAACAAAATTTTGTAACTGCTTTATATATTGTTTGGCAGAGTAAGCAGCTTGTTCTATTGGTTCCTTCTTTGTAATTATGTAGTCCACAAAGTATCTTGCACACTCTACATATGCCTGAACAGAAGATGATTCTAAAGGTTCTAAGAAAAATAATCTATTCCCATTTAAAAATATCCTATCATCAATTATAGGATTCTTAGCAAGATAATTCTTATATTTTAAATGTTTTGTAACCTCTACATCAAACATTTCTAATAAATTATACTCTGCTTCTTCTTTCTGTGTTATATCACTATTGTAACAATAACCAACACAGTAATCATGTGATGGAGATTCTGAATAAGTGGGTATTACAAATGTCCAACCATCAGGTGTAGTAATATGCCTACTCCAAAATGCTTTTGTAGTATCCCATTTTGGTTTAGCAAGGATAGCAGCATTAGTAGGATTAATTAAATCATCATAGTTAGAAAAATCTTTAGGTTTTCCTCTACAATCAAACACATAATCTGCATCAACATCTTTAGGATCTATATCACCTTCTGTTACTTTAAACAGACCAGAATTTAACACATGCTTCTGCATTTCCCAAGGACAATAATGCATTGCCATACTATGAGCAGGGAATCCATGAAACAATTTATCATTAGATTGACCCCATCCTTCATATAAGATACCACTTTTAAATGTGGCATGAATAGGGTTATTGTACCAATTGAATCCAGTAGCAGACCATAAAAGTTTAGGAGGATCAAGGACACTTGCTTGCCCTACCCTCTCACAAGGAACATCTGGATTATAAATTAACTCTACTTCAAGATCTTTTTTATACCAAGAAAGATATAAAGCAGTTATACATCCAGCATTACCTCCACCAACAACACTAACTTTGGTCATCGAATGGTTCTAATGACATAATCTCTAGTCCTCCTGCTTTTTCATCAAGTTCAATCCATTCTTCAAACTCTGAGTAGATGGCACGGGCATCTTCCATAGGTATATCAGAATCAACTCTGTCTATAGACCATCTTCTTACCTGTGCTACAACTTCATCAGTCTTGTCCAGTTCCATAATAATCTTTTCGGAAGTATCTTGAGAGGATGTTACTATTGTAGTACTTCGGTGTTCCGTCGTCAAGTTGTTCCGTAAGCACTCCGTGGACAAAGAGTTGCCTCGTTTCTTCGTAGTTTGTTTTGCCAGCTGTTTTATGTAAGCTGAGCATAACTCTGCTAAAGTTACATCTACCCAGTTGTTGAATTTCTTCTTTAAGTTCTGGACAAGACCCATAATAATTTTTCCAATCAGATTCAGATTTTACTTTTCTTTTCTTTCCTTTAGGAGTTCTAAACTTCCAAAAATATTTTCTGCCGATGTATTCTCTCCCATTTTGGAGATTTGTAATACAGTAGACGAAACCGAAGAGATCATTAATATCGTCAGAAGTGAAATGTTTATTCTCATATAACCAGGGGTTTTCGTAATCTCCTCCTTCAACCATTTCATAATTTTCATATTCATTTTATTTAGTAATCAAACTCGTCAAGAATATCTAATGCGTTATTTAAAGCCAGTTGAGCTGCTTGTCTTTCTTGTGGTGTCCACATAGGATACCAACTATGATCATCAATCCCCTTCTTTATCTTAAGGAGTCGTGATTCCATATCTACTTTTTTAAGTCTGCCATTCATATAAGTTCTAAACCTCGAATCAGGCCAAGGACAACTAGCATATTTTCTTGGGAATATCATAGCATTATTTAACTAAAACTTACAATTTGAATCCACTAAATGTGTCCTTTTTAACATCTTGTTTGATTCCACCAACAACATATGACTCTACTTCTGTCTCCTGTGGTGCTACCTGAAGACCCTTAGAACTAATCCAATGCTCTGTCCAAGGTAAAGGATTATTCTTAAGAGGAATATCATACTTGGGTTTAAGATTTATGGATCTTAATCTCTTGTTAGCAACCCATTCAACATATTGATATAAAAGTTTATCGTTCAATCCTATCATACTACCATCTTTAAATAGATACTCTGCCCACTTCTTCTCCTCATTCACACACTTATCAAACATTTTATATGTCCACTCCTCCTCTTCCTTGAATATCTCAACCATTTCAGGATCATCACCCTTTCTCCAGTTGTTTAATATATTCTGAGTTATTGCGAGGTGTTGGTTCTCGTCTCGTGCAATAAGGGAAATAATCTTAGCTGACCCTTCCATAAGCTTAAGTTCACCAAATGCAAAACTGCAAGCAAAACTAACATAAAAGCGTATACCTTCGAGTATGTTGACATTTGTTACTGCCCTATAGAGATGTTTTTTTAAATCTTTTCTTGTCCATTCTGAGTTAACATGATCCCTCATATCCTCTTTCCAAGCAGAACTCTGACCATATTCCTGTGCGTAATTAATAAACTTATCATATGACTCAGTTACACTAGTAGCACGTTCTAATATTCTATCGTCTTTAATAATAGTATCAAAAACTTCTGAGGGATCTGAATAGACATTCTTAATGACATATGTATATGATCTACTATGAATCATCTCCATAAAAGACCACACTTCCATACATGCTTCTAACTCAGGTAGAGAACAGTAAGGTAGGAAAGCCATACCAGGAGCACGACCTTGTACACTATCAAGCATGATCTGGTATTTAAGATTGCTTGTAT